TGACAGACATGCTGAAGGTGTTATACTCGCACCCTGTGTAGAGGTGGAAAGGTTTGTCTCCAGCGACTTGATCGGTGAACTGACGGAGGATAGAGAATGAACGACGTACAGTGCCGACTGTGAGATCGCCCACAGCAGTAGCGTCCCAAGTACCACCAGTGACTGCTTCTAAGAGGTCATCGAAGTCTTCAGAGGCGAACTCTGTGGTGATGTCTCCACCGACTTGGCGCATGCCGTGGCGATAGCAAGCAATCTGGCGGTCGTCTCGGATCTCTTCAGATTGGGAAGAGTCTTTGCTTAGTGCGAGTGATGTGCCTGTGTGTCGCAGGTCGATGAATGTAGGGGTGGCTGGCGTGACGCCATACACTGTCTCTTGTACTTGTGACATCTTATGTCTGGATGAGTCGCTCATGGTGTTGCTATTATGTTAGTGGTGGTCTTTGTAAGTAGGCTGACCAGTTGACTGTGACAGCTATGTGGTATTGGTTCTCTATCGTTCCGATGATATCGATACGAGTGCTCGTTATCCGAACCTTGGTCGTATTGTACTCGAAAATGTTCCCAACGACAAACGTATTCTTCACAATCTCTGCGAGCGCGTATGGTTCAGAGGTGCCTGTGTTGGTTGGAGCGAAGACATCGATTTGAGCCATCCCCACAGCTTCATCGTCTCCACCTTGTCCCAGTGTTACAGGTAGAGTATTCGTTGGGATGAAATTAAATCGTAGCCAGATGTCGTCTGATGGTGGTGAAAATTGGATATTCTCGTACGAGATAGACTGAGATAGACTGAGTGCTTCGAGGCGTGTCACCAAGGCTGATCGGATGTTGGTTGTGCTCATGAAAGTATCCCTCTCTGCTTATGGCGTGCTATGTTCTTCCGCACCATACCTGCCGGAGCTTGTTTCCAAGACCAGCCTGTGAACTCGATACGACCAGCATACGGCATGTTGTTGGCGAAGTAGATAGTGTCGGAGTTGTCTTGCACAGTAGACATGACTTGTCTTATGGGTCTGTTGACATCTATGGAGTCTATGACACCTTGAGCATACCCATTCATGGTCGTCTGCCAATTAGTCCTAAGACGTCCACCGACATATCCGTCAGCAGACCCACCTGAACGCCAATTTTCTGGGTTGCCTACTGGTGTGTCTGAGATGATGTCCCCAAAGAGAGCGATGATTATACCTGTGCGCTCCCGAGCAGCTTTCTTCATAGCATCTGTCGCGAATTTATCTACCTTGTCTCCGAAGTTCATACCGATCGAGAGCTCCTCTCTACTGTGCAAGAGTAAAGTACAGCAGTTCCTGCTGGGGAGAGCGCGAAGGAGCTTGTAACGTCCCAAGCTATGCCTTCTGCGATAATCACCACACCCGATGTGGGTGCGATAGTAGAATAAGGTGTTACATACATCTTTCGACGTTCCATCTTTACCTGACGTGTGTCTCTGCGAGAATTCCTACTTTGGTCAGAACGACTACCTCCTGAGAGGATAGCACCGACAGCTGTGCCGGAGGTGAAAGAAGATGTTGTGATCTCGCCAGTGATCGGGTTGAGTGTTCCAGTATCGTAGACACGCAATTCAACATCTGCCCCAAAATTCTGGAGTAGAGTGTGGGCTGTGGCTGCGGAACTAGCGTAATCGAAAGGCATTAGATGCGGACGGTGGTGAGCGCAGAGGCAAGACCTGTGACTGAGCTCTTGAAGAGTGGTTCGAGGAGGGAGTCTACTGCTGGGAAATCTGGTTGAGCTACCTGTGGAGACCCGCTTGAAGGTGTGGCGTAAGATACTTCGAGAACGTCCACTTTCTCTTTGGTGATAAATTTGCCGTTGCTGCTTGGTTGAAGTGAGAAGCTCTGAGCCTCGATCACCAACTGAGATTGGGCGTCTTTGAGTGTTTTGGGGATGACATCTCCGTCGATGTCCGATCCATATAGGACTACACCTTCGCGCGGGAAGGCTGCAGGTTGGGTTGCTGCGGCTGTGCGCGTTCCCTGATATCGAGATTCAAATGACTGTGTGTAGTCGAAGGACTGAACGATGGATGCTTCTACAGCGACATCGTCAACAGGGAGAGTGATCCCACGCAATACAGCATATGCTCTTGCCTCCGCCAATGTGATGTAGGAGTTTGCGTTTGACACCTGAGTGCCGTCTTCAATGATAAGAGCCATATGCTGGTGTGTGCTGTGGGATTACTTGCGACGTCCTTTTCCGGAGACAACAACTGGTCCCTTCTTCTGGAGCTGCATGCGACGTTGAACTTCATCAAACGGAAGCTCTTCGCCTTTCTTGTACTTCTTAGGAGCTGCGTCCTTCTTAGGAGCTGCGTCCTTCTTAGGAGCTGCGTCCTTCTTAGGAGCTGCTTTCTTCACTGCTTCAGCTTTCGCTTCAGCTTCGAGTTCTTCAAATGTTTTATCTGCCATAATGGTGTGTTGGTATCTCGGTTCTTGAATAGAAACCCATGAGCAGCAGCATGAACCAAGATACGCTACGCGGACGCCACTGCCCATGGGTGAAATTTGTTGGGACTAGCCGTTAGTCACAAGGAATGCCATAGGCACTAGCTTGCGGTCAACAACACGCTCCCAGTTTGCAGCATTCGCAAGTTCTGCGAGTGTTGGGCTTTCACCAGCAACAGAAGCAGACAAGAACTTGTATCCGAATGGGTGGATCAACCAAGTGTTACGTGACCAAAGGGTCTCGAGTCCGCCACCGTCTCCGGAAGCTGCAGTGCGATCCACTTCTACTGGTACGAGAGGTGTTCCGATACCGTAGCCGATTGCACCAGCTCCGTAGAGTACTGTGGTGAACTTAACACCAGATGTGCCGCCAGCGACTGAAGGCATGCCGTCGTCGATGATAACACGTCGCTCCATGTACATCGGGATGAGTACTGTTCCGTCAGATGGTTGGATGAATGCGATGTCGTCGAGCTCAACAAGACGTGCATACACTGTTGAGTGCATACCGATAGCTCCACCTGCTTCAAACGCATCACCAGAGGTGAAGATAGCGTTAGTGATCGCAGTACGAGAGATCTTGTTTGCGTCAGTTGCGTTGTTACCGTCTTCGATGGAGATGTCGATCACCATGTCAGAAGTACCAGCTTCACTGAGAGCTTTGATGCCGTTGACCATAGCGATGATGCGCTTCTGCCAAATGCGTGTCCAGTAAGTGTCAACGCGATTGCGGATGTGGCGCATTGGGTTGGAACCAGCGAGCTCAGAAACGAGATCTTTTGCTGCCCAGCCGTTGTTCACGTATGCCATACGAGCGAGCTGTGAACCAGCATCTACTTTGTCCGGCACTGCTAGTGTAGCAGCGTCAGTGCTGTAGTTTGGCTCACTGGATGCGTCGAGGTCATTCCAGAAAGGAACTTCAATAGTGTAACCTCCCTGATTTGCCTTGCCTACGAGGATTGCGTTTGTAACTGCAACTCCGGAAGCAGCAAATGCTGTCTTCTCGGGTGAATTGATAGCTTCATAATCAGAAAATACTTCTGGGATGATTGCGTCGGATAATTGTACGTCTGACATAATAGTATGTGTGTTGTATGTGGATTGGGGTGTTGTGACTAATTGCCGTCACGGAGCGTTCTGTATTTATCAGCGTCTGCTTTGTAGAGCGTTGTACGCTCAGACTCAGTCATGTCGCTAAACTTCTTGTCGGCACTGCCACCACCTGCCCCACCTGTCGCACCGCTTCCAGAAGATTTAGATGAAATGATGATAGAGGCAAACGTGGCGTCGTTCTTCAACTCCGCTTTCAACTCATCCACCGTAAGTGCTGATGGTTGCCCTTGGGCATCCAACACTCGGGTGACGAGCTTTCCGTTTGACTCTTCCATCGAGAGTCTTTTCTTGATGTGTTCTGACATGAGTGCCGGAACAGTCGAAATTTCGTTAGCTACTGTAGATGCTACATTGTCGACGAGGACACCTTGGAGTCCGTCGTTAGCTGTTTTGAGTTTGGTATTCAACTCTGTCTCGAGTCGCTCATACTTAGTCTTGTATGAAGTCTCGAGTGCGTCTACGTCAGACTTCGGGATAGCTCCTTTGAGCATGTCTTCGAGCTTTGTCTCGGCAGCGGTGAGGTCACCACGCACGGCAGAGAGATCTGCTTCAGCTTTTTGACGAGCTGACTTCTCATGATCCTTAGCTCTTTTGAGAGCTCCTGTATCTTCACCACCTTCTACAGTGAGTGTGAATGAACCATCGTCTCCGACTGTATACTCAGCTTGGAAGGCTTCAGGGAGCTTTTTGTGCTCCTCTTCTGTTAGTTTGAATCGCATAGCGTTATGTGTCGGTCTTGAGCCGATGAGAGACATTATACGTCTCAATGACTATTAAGTAAACTTCTTTTTATCGACTACTCTTGTCGAGCTGTGATCTTCGACTGCTCAACTCTCTTCTCAGACAGAGTCATAGGAGCGAATGTCTTCCCCAAGTTCTGCTTGTCGAATTGTTCCTGTGTCATCTCCCCGCTACGCAATTTCTTCGCGTTCTCGGTGCCTATCGCTACGTCTTGGAAGTCTGCAGGTTGGTCTTTGAGCCATGTATAGAATGTCATACTAAAAAATCTTGTCTATGGTTGGTACTTCGATAGGTGTCCGGTCTAGAACCTTGACTCCTGTGACCATGTTCTCTGGAACCATGAACACTTCTGGGATGTATTCTACTGCTTCGATCGGTGTCAAGTGTGTGGCGTCAGCGTAGAGGATATTGAACTTTGCCACTAGGTCAGGGATCAAACTGTCTTCCTTCTCTATGAGTTCCAGGCCGTCGCCAGATAGGAGGAACGTGCCGTGTGTTTGTATGCGTAGTTGTATGCGTTCTGAGTCGATCATAAATTCTATCGGTTGAGTACTTCGAGCATGAAGTTGAAATATTCTGGGTCTCTTTGTTTGAACTCGAGTGGGGATTTGTTCAATCTCTCAATACCCATTGTGAGGATTTCAGTAGCTTTGCCCATGTACCTCTTCCCCATGTAGTGCTCACCGCCTCGCTTCTTAAATTCATCTTCCCATGCCACTTCTGTGTCTTTATACGCAGATTGCCCTGTGAGCTTGGATAGCTTCTGGATTCTTTGACTCTTAGCACGCTTCTGCAGGAATGATTTTGTCATATTAGAAACTTCTGGTGAAGCGTATTCCAGCGCGTGAGCATACTCATGCAGCATAGTGGACGTGGGAGTGGAGTTGGAGACATACATCGCTCGTGTAGAATCACGGTAGAATGCTCTTCCTGGAGCTACGACAGCGACATTCTTATGAGCTCCGTGCCTGTTCAATGCTTCTACGTTCTTCGCACTCATAGAGTTCTCGAACAATGTCTTCGCGTCTTTCGCTCTCTTCTGCATGGGTGCTTTCGCGACAGCTCCGTCTTCCGCAGATATGAACCTCGGTGTGGGCAGCGAGACGTTATGACGTTTCTTGAAGATCGACTTGTGCATAGCTTCGTTCCTCTCGAAGTCGCTCATAGGCGGGAGTACAGTTTTCCCAGTCGACTTGGTAGCTGGTTTCCGACGCTCTATTTCCTTCAAGTCAGCGTAGAGTCTTGTGCGGATTGCAGACATCCTTGTCGCATTATCTTTGTGGAACTTATGTTCGGCAGAACCTTTCGGATGTTTACTGGCCACCAACGTGTGGTGGTGAATGTCTTTACTCAAGCTCTCGATACGTGTTCTCTCTCCACTTCCGTCAGTGCCTTTGCGTATGTGCCTTGTCGGTGAAGGTGCAGCCTCAATTGCAGCGAGTTCAGCCTGAATCTCTTTCAATTCTGACGATTCATTGTCTTTCTTCGTTTTCTTCGCTTCTCTTGCAGCTTTCCTCTCGGCTGCTGCGATCTTCTTTCTCAAAGCGTCAGCAGCAGCTCTTCTGTCTGCGATATCTTTCTTCTTAGCAGCAGTCCTCCGAGCAGTGGCTTCCCCTGCTTTCTTGGCTGCTGCAATGTCTCGAGCTTTCTTAGCAGCGTCTGCCTCCTTCGCCTTCTTATTCCTAGCCAGAGTCTCAGCTCTCTTCTTCTCTGATGCTTTTCGTTTCTCGACGGTGTCGGTCAGCTCAACAGTGGTTAACTCTTTCCCAGCCTTCGTAGTGTTGTTCTTCTTGAACCAATCAGCACCCTTCTCTCTGAACACTTTGCCTTTACCTTTGCCTAATGCTTTGTCCTGGAAGTCTGCTGGTTGAGTTCCGAGCCATCCGTAGTAGTCTTGGTCTGCGGGTGTCGGGCCATCTGCTGAGGCTCTTGTGCGTCCCTCTTCTAGATATTCTAGGTCTTTCGCCAACTTAGGGATAGTGGTGCTCCGACAGTTAGGATGTATCGGTGGGACTGGTCCTTTGTCGAACTCAAACACCTCACCATCTAGGTTGCGGCATACGTTGGATGTCGACTGATCTAGTGTAGAGACCCATTTATATCCTGTCACAGTATCGTCTCCGACGCCTTTCCACACATCCTGATAAGCTGTATTGGCTACGTGTTGAGTCGCAGTATTTATGACTGTGCGAGCGTTGCGAGCTTCTTTCCCATGTAGTCCATCTTTGAAGTTCCCAGCGGAAGTGCCTCTGAATTCTGCCATCATGCGGGACGTTGTCCACCCCTCCTTGAATCCTCTCTGGACTGTCTGTAGGACTCTTTCGCGTTGGTTTATCGCCCAACCCTCCATGAATTCTGGCAGGGAAACACCAGTCGCTGACATAACATCTGTGATCGCTGCCTTATACGCTCGACTCCCTATAGCTTGAGGTGTCGCGAGGTTCGTTGTAGCTCCTAAAGACTCAGCAGCGAATGTGGCTTCATCGCTTGCGACAACTTCCATATACCTATTGACATGTGCGTTCTTCGCAGTAGTCGCTGTAGAGACAGCTGCGTTAACACGATCAGTGAAGGTCTTCAGCTTCGCCTTGCTCAACGAAGAGAAGTCGTCGACTCTGAGCTGGGCGATGTCTGATAAGATGCTGTCTATCTCTCGCTTCAGGATAAGATTACTCTCTCCGACTATCTGAGCTTTGAGTCTTTCCAGAAGAACTTGGTTCTGGGTGACCATATCTACCATGTTACTCATCTGGGGTGGTCATACTTGGGTCTGGTGTTATGCCTCCGAAGAATCCCTCTTCTGATTCTATCTGCCCTTTGGCATCTTCATCTTCTTCGGTGGCGAGTCCCGCCTTCTTGAGTTGGTGGCGGAGTTCTACCCAAGATATGCCATTAGTCTGCCAAGTGGCGACGAGAGCCTGTAGTTCTTGAGATGTGAGAGAGTCATTAGAGAAGTCCGTGTTGAGTTTAAACGCGATTTCTTCCTCGGCTCCGGAGACGAACTGTGACACCCAACGAAGGCACACATTATATGCTTCAGACACATTACCAGCGACACTTATTAGGTTGCTCACTTCCTCGACGTTGTCTAGGTTGGCTTCCGTAGCTGTGCGTTGAGTGCTGGAGGATTCTAAGAGCCTGGCACCGAGAGCGACCATTTGGTTCTCTTTAGTGTCCATCGCTTCTTTGATCATGGTGTTGCTAGCTGCTTGGAGCAGTCCGGCAGAAGATCCTTCAGGGAGAGGGATACCAGCGCGCGAACCGAACTGAACCTTCCCTTTCATCACGTCTTCCACCCACTCCGGAGTGAGTCCTGTGAAATATGGTGTAGGTTGCCCAACTATGAACGCTGCTTCCTCGTAGTCTGCGGAGTTACGATAGTGAGCGACATTGAGGTTGGCGATGTCGAGCATCAATGGTTGATCCACTGTGGGGTCGTTGTTGAGAGAACCTACAAAGGTGAACAGGATCTCATTGAATGGATTCCCGCTCGCGTCTGTCGGTGTATATTCTTCATATACAGCATAGTCTGATAGGTCGCCCCCATTAGTGTTGACTGCTACTGCGCCATTAGACTGCAGACGCCATACTTTGACTTTGAATGTGTTGTCTTCAGAGTCGATATAGAGTTGACGATATTGGAGCTGGATGTCGTGGGAGAACTCATTACCACCCACCTCTGTAGATTCCTTGAGGACTACGAGCGAGAGATTCTCATCAGAACCAGTCTTCTTAGTCTTCCAGTTGATGATGTTCTCAGCACCATAGAGGAGGATGGTCGGTTTTGCCCCGCCTTCTTCTTCATCTTTCCTCGTGACGACACCCTCTACAGCAGGGAAGTCTACCATCAAACCACATCGGCTGACAGATAGTGCTTTCTCCATCGTGTCTTTGGCTTGCTGCACGAGAGATATGCCTGAGCCGTCGACGTTCTCTAACATAGGTTCCATGACTGTCGGCACCATTACTGTCTCGTCCTTGGCGAAGACCTTCCCAACAAGACCCTGTAGTGTTCTCTTCGTCACGTTATAGAACACCGCTCGTAACACGTATTGAGCGAAACGAGCTTTGTTTGCTTCGGAGGTGTCTGTCACATTAGGGCGAGGGAGATATTTATCTCCTTGTGCTTTGATGCGGTGTTCTCCCTCGATGCAATCTTGGACTATTTCCCAAAGAGGAGCAGCCCGATCATATTCTGGGTGTGTATTTATGACTCTGTCTACTACACTACCTGAAGAAGCAGTCGGGGTGTGTCTTGTTATCTCACTCATGATGGGAATTGTACGTTGATTTCTGTGGATTGGTGATTGTTGCCCTTCGCCACCCGCAAGCGGATGTCGTGGAATGTGTACGTGGTCTTCGTCCGACTCACTTGGTCTATGACTTTCTCATCACATGGAGTGACTCCGAACATCATAGAGCTGGTGGTACATCCACTCATTATATAGAGTCCGGCACCATCCCCAGTCGTAGACGAGGTGAGACGTTGTCGGATTGCTTGTAGGTGGTTGAGCTCATCTTCGGGAGTATGCTTGACACCGACCCATCTGACCTTGGCTGAGCTCATGATCTTCTGGATTGTGTCTACACCCTTGGTGCTGGTGCGTTGGACAATTATATCGTCTGCGACTCCGGAAGTAAAGTCTCCTTGAACCCTGCCTATTGAGAGGAGGTATGCTTCGCGACGCTTGATTCCTTTTGCCACGTCCTCTGGAGATAGTCTCAGACCCTCGTTAGAAAGATGTGTTTTCTCACCATACCACTCCCATAATCTGAATAGTGTACCCGCTGGGACTGTCTGTTGGTCGCCATTATGGTCTATGTAAGGAGATCCATCAGACTCTGCCCACCAACCTATCGAGAATGGTCGTACAGAGTGCCAAGTCATAGACCTGTCGAGTTTCCACCCAATCGGGATCTGGAATGGTTGAATGATATGGTGACTCGGCATCCATACATCGTCTATCACTCCAACAACATCACCATTAGGTCTGAGCCCGATGTCGATGGCGTCCATAGCTGGGTCAACTTGGTCATCGTGCTTATGAGTGTCTTTCCTAGAGAAGCGTCGGAACTCATCTCGGAAGTCTCCTACGAACTCAGCACCAGCGGGGATGTGTACTCTGCCAGCAGCTATCATAGGAGCAGCATCCATAGCTCTGGTGACTTTGTCTATGTTACGTTGTACCGCTCTTACAGGGATAGGGATGTCGAGTTCTTGCTGCAGAGATTGTATGAGACCAGTTCCGGAGGCTTTGTCCTCCACAGCCATGAATCGTAATGCGCCACCATTGGGGGCACCAAAATGCTTAGTCCAGAAGTCTATGGCGTGCTGCTTCAACTGAGGTGCTTCCCAGCGATCACGTATCTGGTCGATGAGATAGATGTTCCCCTTCGCATATCCCCAGCATTGGAAGACGGAGTAGTCGTTATGCTCTTTTGCCTTCATCGCTGTATCCGCTGTGACGAATCGGTATTCAAAGTCTATCGTACCAACCTTGTAGAGTTGCCACCACTCATCCTTGAAGATAGATC